ATCTGCTATTCACCAGTACCTGGTGACTTGTATCGGATGAAAACCGATGCACAAACAGTACGCTGTGGAACGAAGGTCGCGCCTTCGTTGGGGAATGAACTTCCCAAAGCTTTTCAGCTTTCGACGTCATACGACGTAAGTGATGAAAAACTCATCAGAAGGATTAAGTTTAATCCTATACTACAAATTTGTAGTCGTCTCGCCGTTTGTCGAGTAAACCGTGACGGCACGGTATTCGACCCGAAAAATTTCGGGATCTTTGGTAAACAAAGACTATTCCTAATGATTGGGAAAAGGCTGAGTAAATCAGCATACGTCAAACTAACGTTACTGACTAATCGTCAGTGGAACACCGTTGAACAGGCGTGGACTGCTATAATGCATAGCATACTCTTACATTCTGAGTTTAATCCAACTATTTTGGATCGAAAATTGCGTATTGCAATTACCAAATTTAAAGTTTGGTTCATAGAAATGTCTATGAAGGGACGTATTGTCCGTAAACCCGGTTCTAAACCGCGTGTCCTATTATCTCAATGGGATAAAGTCCTTAAAGGACTTAAGACCATCGCAGGATGGTTCCAATATTATGCATTGGACGAGCCCTTACATAACGTAAGGCCACCAAGTGTACCTTGGTTTTTTGGTTGGAAGGTAGACCATCCGACCTTCCCGTGGTTTGCGGGACATCTCGAACACTTTCGAGAACTAGAGGGTAAAACACTCTCGGACCTAGATATTAGGACTCTATGTCAAATACGGACATTCGGCAGAGCTCTTCCGCCACCATCAATCGATGCTTGTGTCGAAGACCTCGACAAACAAGTTAAAGTTTTAACTTCTGAAAATCCTGTCTCGGATTTAGTTCTCACACGAGTGAGAGAAACAAGTTCCTTGTTGGCCGAAAAACTCGGTATAGGCGATATGCCTATGTTGTCACACATTAGTGTGTCTACATCTGGTTGTTTCGAGATGTCCCAACGTGACGGTGGGTTAGCCGCGGTAGTTCGTGGCTGGGTCAAAGAACTTGACGTTCCGATTAATTTTTGTCGGATTAGAATGCAAGAGCATTCTTATGGTTTGATCGACCATCGTATGATTAATAAATCAGAAATATACAAGGATGTATATGGAAACCGGTTATTTCCCGGTCAATGGGCATCAGATGATCCCCTTACCCGAAACTTATTTTCGGAGAAACCTGAAAAACTCAAGTTCGCGTTACGAATGTCACGCAAGACTGAAGGTCGCATCAGTTTACTCGATAAATTATATCGACAATTCGGACACTTCCGAAAGGCAAAGGCCACTCGCGAATTACTCGCGAAAGATTTATATCCGTCTGAGATATGTCCAGCAATTCTTGCTGTTGCTTCTTCTGAAGCAATTAAACAAGGTCATTATAATGACCTACTTGGTAACCAAGTCGACCCAGACATGTGGCTGGTCCTACCATCTGGTAGGGAGATTCCGTTGTTTTCGGAAAGAGGACCATTACGGTACATTCCTAGGGAGTTTCCTAGGGTCCAAATGCAATGTTTGGCTGAACCTGGAGCGAAATCCAGGAGCCTTGGTAAAAACCAAGGGTGGTTTACAATTGTAACCAAAATCATGAGATTCATGGTTGAACCCATCCTAGCAAGGGATGGAAGAGCACGTATTGGGCTCAACTCCACAAATAAGATGTGGTCTTTCCTTAAACTAATTCAAAGGAATAAGAGCCAAGGACAATGGCTTCAAAGTACTGATTACAGTGCTGCAACTGATTATATCAGTTTAGACATGCTTAAAGCCATGTGGGAACCGTGGTTCAAACGGTTACGGGCAAGCCATCCGTTTGCCATATATGAAGAACTCATATACTGCAGAAGATCTCTGCATTTCTCAGGAAAATTTGAGAAGTGTCGTACCGACGCTGACCACAAATGTGGGTCTTTCATGGGAGAACCCATGAGTTTCATGAGCTTAACGCTCATTAACCTCATTATAGAGGAACTTGCCTGTACTTGGCAAAACGCAGAAATGTGTTTTAGGACTCCTGTTGAGTCTTTGAGGTCGTTCGAACCTCTCGCCATTTGTGGCGATGACGTCGCGAGTGTTCGACGTACGTTAAAACGTATACACGTTTTCAAACACATTGTTTCTTGTGTTGGCATGAAATTATCATGGAAAGACGGCATTTCTCGCCGTTTGCTCATATTCTGTGAGGAACACGTATGTGTTTTTGGTAAAGAATTTACCTATATCGATGTAATTAAATCGAGATTACTTACCACTATGGCAAGACAACACTCCGATAACCGGAGTTCAATCCTCGGAAAAGGAAGGATGCTAGGCACGCAACTTGCCTACTTCGATAACCGAATGTTGAAGATCTTCATTATGAAGATATACGATCAAGTGTTTAATCGTAGTCATAAATATATTATGAATAGTATGAATTTACCATACTTTCTCCCACCGTCATGTGGGGGTTTGGGATATCCTATTCCAGAGAGTCAGATACCTGACTGGGCCTATGAGTACATAGGTGTTATCTTTAAAATTTTAGATGAGACAAATATTTTGTCTAGATATCATAAGTTGTATGAATTAAACGCTTTGACCAAGCGTAACAAGCATGGTATTGATGCTACAGCCGCAGCTCTTGCGGTTTTTGCCAAAATGGCAAAGACTGAAGAAATTCAGATTCTCGACGAACCAATCGAGGAGTTCAAATCTCGAACTATATATCCTGATACCAGGATTCGTGAGGCTCTCTCACGTTTTGGAATAACCGTTCCAAATGACCCATATACTGGGGGACCAGACAGAGATTGCCTGCGAAACGAAGCACATCGCTTCGGAATCATCCGATTAGATGATCTTTTCGAGCAAATCGAAAGAACTATCAATTTTGATACTTTCTTCCGAAAGGAAGTCGTTCGCGAGCAGCGAACATTCGAGCAGTGGCTTCGACGATCCGGTAAATACTGGAAACGTGTCTTGTACAAGACAAGCCCATACGAACGTATGGTATTCCGCGAATACGGAAAAATAAGGTTCAAAGATTTGAACCACTTGGATAACCAAGTTCTACGTAGCTTTGGTGGTTACGTTGTCCCCATGAACTGGGGAACATTGGACGAAGCTGGTCCAAGCCTAAGAATAGACTTCCGCATATATCGTGCGGGTTATGGGAGATACCCATATCGTGATAGAGAACCTATCAAAACGGAAGAACTTTTCCGTTCCACACCAATCGGTGTGTATTAGTTGTCTAGGGCCCCTGAGGGTTCCTTGATGGCTAGCAGTGCTAGTGCACCGCCGTGCAGAAAGGCTATTCGGCCTACCCGCAAGCGGTACTCCAAC